ATTCTGTTGCACAATTTAAAGCATTAACAGATATAGGTACCGCTACTATGGCATTCGAGGCAAACTTTGAACGCCCAGCGGTCACACATCCAGAACGAATTCCGATGGCCCAATATTGGTATGAGTTGCTACACAATTTAAAACCAGGGACTAACAAGTGGGTTAATCCTGTACGTTCTAGCTACACTATCACTCAAGAATGGGATGAGATTGGCTGGGGAACAAATGTGATTCATGGTGGTATTGATATTGCATCGATGCCTGCTGGAAGTATGCCACCTGTTTATGTGGCACGTAGCGGCACAGTTGAAACTGTTACTTATGACGGAACAGGGGGGAATTATGTAGTAATTAATCACGATGATGGCTACTGGAGCTATTACGGTCACTTGGATTCTGTCGATTTGTCAGTAGGCGACAAAGTAACAACTAATTCACGTGTGGGAATCATGGGAGCAACTGGATTAGCTTCTGGCGTTCACCTTCACTTTGAAGTATGGAAAGGCGGACAGTGGCAACGAATCAACCCACGTGATGTTATTAATTTTTAGAAAGGAGCAAATAAATGGTTAAATGGCAAGCGACACTAAGCACTACGGAGCCATACAATTACATTGGCATACAAAATGTACGGCAAGGGAACCGAAATACCGAAGTTTTAGAAGCTATATTAGTTGAAAATGCTTTGCCACTTGATTTAACAGGTTGCGAAGTATTTTTTGAATCAGTTATTGATAAAAAGTATCCAATTCAACGTGCGGCAAAAATTGTGAATGCCAAAAAAGGGATTATTCAGTATACCTTTGATGAATATTCTATGCAGTCGTTACACAGACAAGAAGCATATTTCAGTATTCATAAAGGTGATAACCTGATTGGTGCAACGCAAAACTTTTCTTACTTTGTAGTGAATGCTGCTTCGAAAACAGAAGGTGAAATGGGTTCTTATTGGCAGTCCATTGAAGATTTAATCGCGGACATGACCGCTTTTATCAACGAAAACAAAGGCGACTTCACAGCATGGATGAACGCTAGAAAAGAAGAGTTTGAGGAATGGCGCAAAAATCAACAAGATACATTTGAAGCGTGGCGAAACGGCCAAGAAACAGATTATCTAAAATGGTTCGAGTCGATCAAAGATATTTTAAAAACTGTTGATCCAGGCGGCACAATGTTAGCCGAATTAATGGATGCACGTGTAGACATACAAGGAGTGCGCCACAATTCACTTTCAGAGCGTTTATTGGCTGATATGGATTATTTGTATCAGAGATTAGAGGAACGCTTATTTACATTAAAACATGGCAATGTAAGTACACTGGAAATTCTTCAAGATGATTCATTTTCAACCAATCATCAAGTGAAAGTAATCGGTAATGTTAACCGTCCGATGAAAGATGGCGCATTGATTATTGCTAAAATTGATGATGAAAAACAAAACACGTTTAGAATTGAGGGTGTTAGTAAATGATTGAATCAAAAAGAATGATGGAAACAGATGAAAAAGGCGTTAAACGTCAATATTTTCCGATGACACACGTATCAGCAATCATTGGATTATCAGAAATAATGGGTGGACAAACAAAAGTTTTATCTGTTAATGGTAAAACTGGTGCAGTAATTATCACGCGACAAGATTTAGATTTACCATCTGACGGCGTGCTACTATCAGGAGAAGAATATGACAAAATTACACAAATCATCTCAGATTATGAAACAAGTAAACTAGGTGGTTCTAGTGTGGAATTTGAAAAAGTAAAAGGAGATGAAGAATCAAATGCCTGATTTATATGTAGTTAAAAAAGACGGCGTAGCTATTGATGTACAAACTAGTACAACTGGTGTTGTTGGATTAAATGAATTTGTAGATGCAAAACTTGGTGATGCTGGAGCAGGTACTGTTTCATCTGTAAATGGTCATACAGGCGAAGTTATATTGAATGCTACTGACGTAAAAGCATTGCCTGACACTACTGTTATTCCAACAATACCAAGTAATGCTACTGCTGAAAAAGACGGTTTAATGTCTAAAACGGATAAAGCGAAACTGGATGCATTGCCAGTTTTCACATTTGAAAAGGTGGGTGAAGTTTAATGGATATTGTTCAATTAATGGAAAACAATGAGCCAAAAGCAATGGCAACTGTGGTAGAAGCTGTCGATGGATTAGAAAATTATCCAACTAAAGCAGAGACGGATAAAGCGTATTTAAAGGTACCGACAACAGATGAGTTGTGGGCTGGTGGTTGGTTCATGAATGGGTCGCAAACAGTAACACCTAAGAAAAAACTTAGTGAGTGCGCGAATGGGTGGCTAATTGTTTTTACAAATGCAGAAAACGATGCGTCAACAAAAACAGAATTCCAATATTTATTTGTACACAAACGACATGTAAAAAAATATAGTGCAACAGGGATTGTATTTCCAACAGCAAATTACAATGGTACAAAAATAGGAGTAAAGTACCTTTACATTACAGATACTAATATAAAAGGTAATGATTTAAATGGTAACGCTGCGAATAAATTTAAAATAATGACAGAAATTTATGAATGGTAAGGGGTGAAATGATGAAAATTTGGATTGAGAATAAAGAAGGATTTTTAGAGGGCTATTCATTGATTCAGCAACCTAATTTATTGGAGATTGAAGTAGAAAAAGAGCCTACAGATTTCTTTAATTACCATTGGAATGGGACAAGCTTAATTTACGATCCTGACAACGTCCCAGAACCTGCCCCAACACCACCAACGGAATTGGAACTTTTACAAAAACAGAATGCTGAACTAATGAAGCAAGTTTCTCAGCAAAATCAAGTTATTCAACAAACTCAAAGAATGACTGGTGAATTGATGAAACAAGTAGCTGAACTTACGAAAGGGGCGGAATAAGATGAAAACGAATGTTTTTCCAGGTTTCGATAATATTAAACAGTTGTATGATTGGAATTGTTATACAAAACAGGATTTAGTTGATTACGTGAATATGAATTGTTTAACCGAAGAAGAATACACAAAAATTTGTGGGGAACCGTTTAGCGAAAGCTAGACGGTTTTATTGTAAGTAGAAAGTAGGTGCAGGATGAACTTAACACTAGAACAATGGTTAGCGCTGATTACATTTTTAGGCGGAATTATCTTCGCATTAATGAAATTCTATCATGTCTTTTCTCAATTAGAAGATAGCATGAAAGAACTAAAACAGGCTGTTGACCGATTAAATAACCATGAAGTGCGTATTAGTCGATTGGAAGAACAAAATAAAACCCTCTTTCGAGGAATTGGAGGAAATAAAAATGATTGATTGGAAATCAAGAATAAAAAATAAACAATTCTGGTTGTCTCTTATTCCTGCAGTTTTGCTAGTTATTCAAGTAGTTGCAGTTCCTTTTGGGTATAAATTTCAAATTGATGTGATTAATCAGCAACTGCTAGATGTTGTCAATGCAGTGTTTGTTGTATTAACTATTTTAGGAATTGTGACAGACCATACAACGCCTGGATTATCAGATAGAAAAGGAGACAAATAGATGAAAAAGAAAATTTTAGTTGGAGCGCTTGTCGCTCTATTTTTTATGCCCGCAATCAATGTAGATGCTTACCAAGTAGAAACCCGCGGAAATATTAACGCAGGTTGGCCATCAACAGTTAATCGATACATCATTGCGCATGATACTGCAAATATGGACGCTGGTGTAGAAAACGAAGCCAATAACATGCTTAACAACTGGCAACGACAAGAAGCGTTTACGCAATATGTTGTAGGTGGAGGGGGCCGTGTACTTCAGGTAGCGGAAAACGGTCGTATAGCTTGGGGCGCAGGAGATGCAAACCCTTATGCTTATGCACAAGTCGAATTAGCCAATACTTCAAATAAAGCTATGTTTAAGAAAGACTATGCAGCTTACGTTAACTTATTACGTGATTTAGCACGTCAAATTAATGTGACGTTTGATTTAGACGATCTGACAGGTTACGGCATAAAAACTCATTTGTGGGTGACAAACAATTTAGGTGGAAATCACACAGATCCTTACGGCTATTTGGCATCTTGGGGGATTAGCAAGGCACAGTTTGCACAAGATTTACAAACTGGGCTTCCAGAAGACGGTAGTGAAGTTATTGTGAACCCTGGTAAGCCCAATCAACCTAAATACAAAGTTGGGCAGCACGTTCGCTTTACAACAATCTACAAAAATCCAGATGCGCCAATTGAACAACATATCAATGCTAATACTTTATGGACACAGGTTGGAACCATTACACAAAAACTAAATGGCCGTAAAAACTTGTATCGTATCGAAAATAGTGGTAAATTATTAGGTTATGCAAACGATGGTGATATTGCTGAGCTATGGGAAAATAGTAAACCAACGCCAGCAAAAACTTTTACTATCGGTGTTAGTGAAGGTATCGTTCTTCGCAACGGTGCGCCAAGCTTGTTAGCGCCTGTATACGGAGTATGGCCGAAAGGTTCTACTTTTAAGTATGATTCAGTTCGTGTAGCAGATGGCTATGTTTTCTTAGGTGGCTCTGATGTAAACGGAACACGCATTTATATTCCAGTTGGCCCAAATGATGGAAATCCATCGAATACCTGGGGAACTGGATACTAAGAATAACTTTCTTTGAGTCGCCTTCCCAAAGGTGACTCTTTTTTTTGTTATTTAATTAAAATTAACAATATGGCAACCAGCTGATGATCAGGCACATTTACGTGTTTGTAAGTGAAAAAATCTTCTTAAACTTGTTTTTATGCTGTATTTTAAATAATTTCATGAGATATTTTTATTGCATACGATACATTTAGATGTTATATTAAGTGTGAGGAAAGGATATCATTACCTCGTTTTCTAGTCTAGCTTTAGATCATTATTTACAAGCAAAGTGGGAATTGAGTGCACCCACGTTCCCCAGCAGGTGGGTTAACCTAGCGTTGGTCAGCATGGGACGGTATCCATGATTTGCACTCTTTTTTTTTATGTCTAAAATTATAGAGGAGTTGTAAAAATGCCTAAAGATTTGCAGAAAACATACAACTTATTTTTATCAAATCTTGATGGCAAAATGGCTGTTATAACAACGCCATTTGTTAAACTGGACTGTTTTTATGTAAAATTTGACATCTTACAACTCCCACATTTATTGGGTTTACACAAAATTTATAAGGATTCACCTAGAATAATTTGTCAAAAATTGAATGATGAAGTTATTACATATAAACATCTGCAAAGGCACAGCAATTTTGGTACTATAAAAGATCGAGTAGAGCTATTTGAATTTATTCTAGAAATATTTTTAGAGGGATACAATGATTCAGTGATATATGTGTCTGAAGCAGATAAGTTTGGTTCATCTATGAAACTAGACATAGCTTTTAGCCATCCGCATAAAAATAAAATATTAACACTTGGATTACGTGAAGTAAACGATTGTGTCTATGCACCAGTCACTTTCTACGTATCAAAGAGTAGTCGCCCAACATTTACTAAATCAAAAAGAGCAAAAATTCTAACTTTAGAGCTTATTTCATTTAATTTATAGATTACTTAATAAGTAAAGTTTTCAGGACCATTAGCTCAGTTGGTTAGAGCAAACGGCTCATAACGGTTAGTTCACAGGTTCGAGTCCCGTATGGTCCATAGTAAAATATCTGCCTCTTTTTCTTATGAGAAATAGGTATTTTTTTGTTGAAAAATAGAACAAACGTTCGTATAATGTTTCTGATAGGAGAGTGTATCAGATGGTGAGACGAACTAAAAAAGAGTTTAAACCTTACAATGATTATGTTGACCGTCCTTTTGAATTAAAGTGGCCAACGGCGTTTCCGTTGGGCGAATTGACTGAAGCAATAAAGAGTACTGATGAATATCATGCTCGCAATATTGATAGACTGCCTCAACAATCCCAAAAGCAAATAGAATATTTTTTGGATCGTTCAATCAAACAAAATAAGGTACTAGAAATTCAGCTGAACTCATTAGATGAATATGATCGTGTAAAACCACATGTTTTTGGTGTTTTCCGTGGGATGGCAGAATTCGATGTTGTGCTGATTGGTGAACAAGAAATCGATTTTTACGATATAAGACATATCCAGATTCATAATTTCACGAAATGGAGTGAAGAATATGTGATAGAAGAAAATCCATTCGAGGAAGAACAAGAACACTGCGAAACGATAGATGAATTTGTGGACGAATATTTCAATGATGAGTGGATAGAATAATTAAAAACGCAAAAGCTCTGCTTCTCAGTTACGGGAAGTAGAGCTTTTTTGTTTGCACTAAAATATATCATCCATCTGGTTAGTATTTATTAGTGCAAATAAAATCAATATCCTAAAAAATTTATTTTCAAATTTCCATCTGGATAAACCACAATATTTTTAATCACTTGCCGCCATAAAGAACTTTTTTCCGAAATAGTTAGCTGTTTATATCCATCTCTAAATTCAGCAGTAGAGTAGTTATGCAGTGAGTTCAAATCAATTTTAGCAATTTTATTATCTCTTTCAGGTATTAAAAGTGCTTCTAATTCTTCTCTGTCTTTTTTATATTCCTCTAATGTTATAACCTCATTTAGATAAGCTTTTTTTAGTCTATCTATTTTCTTTTTTATTTTATCGTTAGTATTCTTAGTTTTTTTTACTTCGGGTTCTTGTTGCATTTTTACAGACAGCTCTTCTGCTTGTTTTTCAATATTTTCCAGAAGGAAATTTTCTAGTGTAGTTTCATATATACCTTTTTTATTACTACATTTTTTTACGTTATTACGGTTTTTGGTGCATCTATATAAATGTCTTTCATTCGGGTTTGTCGTACCGTCTTTGCGTACATATCGGCTAATAACCGCCGTGGCGGAATAATTACAACCACATTCACTACAAACTAACAATCCAGTAAACATATAGTCGCGTTTTTTATTCATACGAATATTTTTTGAAAGTTGTAATTGTACCCTTTCGAATACGTCACGATCAATAATAGGTTCACAAAAATTTTTATTATCTCGTAATTCACCAATGTATTTTCTATTAGTAAGCATTTGCCGAACGCTTTGATAATCTCTTGTCATGCTGAAATGATTTTCTAAATGTCTAACGGTGGCACGCATGCTACCAGTTTCTAAATAGTACTGGAAAATTTCTTTTACTATTTCAGCTTTTTCATTTGGAACAAGATGTTTGTCTTTGATTTCGTAGCCAAGGGGAACTTTTCCACTAACGACTTCACCTTTTCGTATTTTGTTATCAAAAACAGCACGTATTCTTTCAGAAGTCATCTGTGCTTCAAGCTCAGCAAAACCCATTGATTGATTTACAAATGAACGGCCCATTGCTGTTTCTGTGTTAAAGAAAGGTTGTGTAACGGCTAACCAAGTAACATTGTTTTTGTCTAGTATTTCTTGAATATTTAAATAATGACGTAAATTTCTAAACCATCTATCTAATTTTGTAAATAAGATCGTATCGATTCTTCCTTTTTTAACATCATCCAATAATTTTTGAAATTCATCACGATATAGTTTCTGACCTGAAATGCCATCATCTATATAAGTTTTGAATACTCTCATATTTCCTTGTTGTCTTACGTATTCATTTAAAGTGTGTTGTTGTTCATCCAAACTATCACCATGTTTAGCTTGTTGATCTGTAGACACACGTATGTATAACGCTACTTGTTTTATTTCATTTGCCATTGTTTCACCTCATTATTTTTGGTAAAATAGGCGTAACAAAATAAGCCTATTTTGGTTCTATTTTTAACGCACAACTTCTTGGTCGGATGGTGCGTTATTTTTTTATAGATTATTGATCGCTCTTTAATGGTATTTCCATAGTTTTTGTTTTATCTAATGGGCTATATAAATAAAGAACAGTATATTTCGATTCGTCTTTTTTTGAATAAATAAGCGAAAAATCATAAATTTTGTCTTGAAAAGTGAATTTTCCTCCACCATTCATAACATTCTTGTATACTTCACCAGTATCGGCGTTAATTTCATCAGGAAACTGGTTAACTTTGATGCTAGATAAATCAATTTTAAAATTATCAATTGCATAGTTTTTAGTTATTTGTTTTTCAGCGATGGTTGCAAACTCAGCTTTCGCATGACTATCTGTTTCAACTATACTATTATTAGTCTTGTCATAATCAACCTTAGTTACTTCAGAATCAGTACACGCAGCTAATGAAATAATACTAATAACCACTAATCCTAACATTGCTATTTTTTTCATTTTTAAATTAATCCTCATTTCTGTTATAATATTTTTATCAGCAAATCTCGAAATGAGGTATAAGTCCGTGTTGTCGCACGGGCTTTTTTATTTTAGATAAGTTTCTTGCCCCATTTTTAAATTATAATGTGTAATTACGTTAGAATAATTAAACTGACCATCGTTTTTTTCAATCAAACATTCGAACATATAATGTTCAGCTTCTGCTTCCATTTTTGATCTAAAAATAGGGATGTTGTATAGTGCCATCAAATCAGCATGATCTTTCACGTGCTTAAATTCATGATAAATTGCTTCTTCTTGTTCTTCAGTAGATAAATTTTGATTAACAAAAATCACACCATGTTCTGATTCGAAGCAAGCTTTTTTGTGTAATGTAGTAAAGACCAACTCCACATTATATTCTTCAACCAACTCTTTGATACTTTTCATATAGCACAACCTTTAAATTATTTTCCGAATCTTCCTTTCAAGTAAGCACGAATAACTTCTCTGTCATGATCATCAAGTGGTTCACCATCAAAGCTCATGACGTTATCTAGTACATCGTCTAAATCATCAGTTTTTTTTTCGACAAAAGGTTCTGGATTATCAACTATTCCTAAAATATAATCAGTGGAAATATTTAAATATTTAGCAACTTTAGTCAAATTTTCACCGCCAGGAGTTTTTTTCTTCCATCCATATAATACATTTTGACTAATTCCAACTCGATTTTCTAACTCATTAATGGAAATACCTCTACGGTCTGTAATTTTTTTTATTCTATCAAATGCTGTCATATCAAAGCTCCTTAAAGCTTTACAGACCTATTTTTATTCTAAAGATTAATTTTTTGTCGAAAATGGTTGACTTTTAAACTTTAGAATAATATACTATGTCCGTAAGCTAATTTATTAGCTAATAAGTTCTCAAATAAAACCAATAAATAAAATGTAAAAATCGTTGGGGAACGGTAATAGTGTTTATTTACTAGTCTTTAAAAGGCTTATTTAACTATGATTACATTTTAATCTATAGGTTAAAATGTGTCAACAGGTTTTATTAAATTAGCTAATTTTTTAGCTTACAAATTAAAAATAAAAGGGAGTGAGTAATAAATATGTCACAAGACTTAGCGATTGATGTTAGAGCAGCTCTAATTCGTGCAGGCAAAAACCAATCTTGGTTAGCAAAACAACTGGGGATTTCAAGCCCTTACTTGTCAGATATTCTTCATGGTCGTAGACGTTCAGAAGAGCAAGTTCAGAAAATCAAAAAAATCTTAAATATCAAGTGAGGTGAATAAAATGGCAGATCAAGTAAATATTGATTTATTAGGTCAAGCATATTGTAACGTTATGACACGTAAAACAGGCATCACGCATACGTACACTATTAAAGGAAAGGACGATAAAAAACAAAATGAAAAAAATGTACAGAAACCTAAATAGGTTAACCTACGGATTATATATATTCGGAGTGGGTTTATTAATCGGCACTAAAGCAGACGGAAAGATTTTACTGATTTATGCACTGGTGTTGATGACTTATAACCTTGTCATTGAATTATGTTCATTTAATAGTTGGATCGCCGATAACGCTGGTGAACATTACAAGAGGAAACAGAATCGCGAGGTGAAGTAAATGAATGTATTCGACGTAATAGGAATAGTCGCAATTCCATTAGCTATCTTGTGTTTTCATAATTGGGTAATTAGTGAACGATTAAGTGAAGCTGAAAACCGAATAAATAGTTTAACCATTCAACAAATGAACTCACGACCAACATTTCAAGATAGTAGGACAGGAGCTGTTTTACCAACTCGACAACAAGCTATACCACCACATATGAAAACTAAGACTAAATCGGTTTTGAATGAACATGAAACTGAAATGGTTAAAGAAGTAGTACTAGAAAAAATCGATGTATTGAAGAATAATTTGCAATTTATGCAATCTAATCAACGTAAACACAATAGCGTTTATACATTAAATCAGCTTGAAAGACAATTGACTCTGTATGAAAGAATTTACAAAAAGATGTCTGATGATGAGGAATGAAAAGATGGAACAACAAATAAAGACCTACTTCGACGGCCATCAAAGTAGGTCAATTACAAAAATAAATGTTTACAAAAGTATAACACAAATCAAAACGGAGGAAAAACAATGATTGAAGTAAGAGGTTTAAGTGATGATGTTTACGAATTAATGTTAGCGAATGCTCAAAATAGGATTGTTCAATCAATTCGAACTGCAGCAGCAAATGGTAACACAAGTTGCGTAGTGAATAGTAAAGGTCTTACATCAACGTTTTTATCTCAATTAGAAACAGAAGGATTTGATCACGTTGAACTTGAAGAAAACAAAACGAAAATATTTTGGGAGTGGTGAAAATGCCTGAATTTGATTCATTAGGAGCTAGACAAGAGCCGCTAGAAGAAAAAGAAGCATTAGAGCCAACATGGGAATATGACGAAGAAGAGGAGAATCAATGATGGGGGAAATTATTTTACAAAAAGACGTTACTGATGCAGTTTCTAACAGAATTAAAGGTTTAGAGCAGGATGGGTTACAATTGCCAGCTAATTACAATGCATCGAATGCTCTAAAATCAGCATGGTTTGCAATTCAAAAAGTACAAGATCGAAATAAAAGACCTGCTTTAGAAGTTGTTACAAAAGAATCTGTTGCTAACACTTTATTAGATATGGTTGTTCAAGGCCTAAGTCCAGCAAAAACCCAATGTTATTTTGTTGTTTATGGAAAAGAGTTACAAATGCAACGATCATATTTTGGAACACAAGCCGTTTTGAAACGTTTATCAAATGTTAAAGATATTTGGGCGGAAGTTGTTCACAAAGGTGATGTGTTTAGGATTGGCAGTGAAAAAGGCAGAACAGTCGTTAAAGAATTTGAGCCAGACTTCGCAAATCAAGACAATGAAATTATTGGTGCTTTTGCAGTAATTGAAAAAAACGATGGTGAACGTGTTTATACCGTTATGACAAAAAAAGAAATTGACAAATCTTGGAGCAAAGCGAAAACAAAAAATGTTCAAAATGATTTTCCAGGAGAAATGGCTAAACGTACAGTAATCAATCGAGCCGCTAAAACATTTATCAATACAAGCGATGATAGTGATTTACTGACAGATGCGATTAATAGAACAACAGAATACGAATATGATGAAAACAGACGTAAGGAAGCAGAACCAGTTGCAGATACAGCAATAGCACTTGAAGAAAAATTATTTACCAACAATAAAAAAGTTATTGAGCAAGAAAACGATATTGAACAAGCCAAACCAGTTGAAAAAGATGATTTAACGAAAGTGGCGGACCAAATTTTAGAAGAACCAGTTCAGGAAACTTTAGATGTGATGGCTGGTTATGAAACCAATCAGAAAGAGAGTGAAGCTGATGTCTCAACGATTGAATAAGACGATTATCCTTTCTGATGAAAATTATTATTCACAAGAAGCGGACCTAGCTTATATGTCTGTCTCTCAATATAAAAAATTTCTTGAATGTGAAACTGCAGCTCTTGCCAAGTTAAAAGGCGAATGGACACCAGAAAACGATCCAAAAGCATTGCTTGTTGGTAATTATGTTCATTCTTACTTTGAATCACCAGAAATTCATGAAGCATTTAAAGAAGAAAACAAAAGCAAGATGTTTTCTTCAAGAAAACCGTTTGGTCTACTGAAAGATTTCCAAATTGCGGAGCAGATGATTGAAAGATTAAAACAAGAAGAAGCCTTTTTAAATATTTATCAAGGCGAAAAAGAAGTGATCGTCACAGGTGAAATTGGCGGTGCAATGTGGAAAGGGAAAATCGATTGTTTAAATTTAGAAGAAAAGTATTTTGTAGACATCAAAACAACCAAAGATATGCATGAGAAGAAATGGGATGAACGTTTAAACAGAAAAGCAAACTTCATTGAACGCTTCGGTTACGTGTTACAAATGGCAGTTTATTGTGAACTGCTTCGCCAACAATATGACAAAAATTTTCTTCCTCTCATTGCAGCCGTTTCGAAACAAACACCTAGTGAAGCAAAACTAATCACTATTAGCGAAGAAAAAATGATTTACGAATTAGAAGAATTAAAAGAAAACATCGAGCATGTTGTGCGAGTGAAAAAAGGCGAAGAAGAACCAATCAGTTGTGGAACTTGTGAATATTGTAGAGGACACAACAAAATTACAAATTTTACCAGTATGGACGATTTATAAAAGGAGGCGAGCAGGTTGGCCATTGGAGGTTGGATAAAACTTTATAGGACCATTCAAGATCACTGGATTTGGGAAAATCCTCAATACCTTAAATGGTGGCTTGATTTAATATTCATGGCCAATCACCAAGACAGAAAGATTCTTTTTGATGGAGAGTTAAAAACGGTGAAAGTCGGAGAAAGAATTACATCCGAAAAAAAACTTTCTGAAAGGTGGGAAGTAAGCCGAAACACCGTCAGAAAATTTTTAGATTTGCTTGTTAAAGATGACATGATTGAATTAAGCAGAAGTAGACAAAACGGGACATGGTACAAAGTCAGTAACTACGCAGAATATCAAAGCTTTTCTGAAATGAAAAAACAACGAACTGAACAACGAAGTGAACAACAAGCTGCACATCAAACTGAACAACGAACTGAACATAAACAAGAACCTAAAGAACCTAAGAACCTAAGAAGTAATAATAATAACAATAAAGGGTCGTCCATTCGTTCAATTTGGGAAAATAACGGATTTGGATTGATGTCGTCTAAAACTATGACCGATTTTGATTATTGGATTTCTGATTTTGAAAAAATCGGAGCTAGTCAAAAAGATGCTGAACAATTAATTGTTAAAGCTATTGAAATTGCTATTGATGCAAACGCAAGAAACTATAACTATATCAATGCCATATTGAAAGATTGGGAACAAAGAGGGTTCAAATCTGTTGATGATCGAGAAGCGGCAAGGAAGCAAAAGAAAACGATCAAGCAACAGAAATCAAATACAGGTCATTCGGATTACGATGATCTTGGATTTTAGGAAGTGAAAGAATGCAGTCAGCATCAGATGGATTTTCAAAAATGATTAAAACGTTGCTTTATATTACACCTGATCCATGTCCAGAGTGCGGAGGAAATCTTTATGCTTGGCGTGCAAAAAACAAAGATGGGTCCGATAGGTGTCCGCCAACTTGCATGGAATGTGGCTATAAAGCACGCAAAAAAGCAGAAGACCTTGAAACAGAGAAAATGTTTAACGATAGTTTGAAAGCCAGAGCGATTAATTACTTGAAGTACAGCTCTCTTTATACCGACAAAAATTTAATTAATTGTCGCTTTAAAACTTACAAAACAGTAGACACAGAAACCAAGCTTGCTTTTGAAATTGCTAAACGAGCTACAACTGAAATTCTTTTGAATAAACCAATTCATATGATTCTTTCAGGCAAAAGCGGTGTTGGTAAAAGTCATTTGGCTATGTCAACTGCTTGGGAAGTGTTGGAGAAATCAAACTATGATAAACGCTGCTTATTTATTAGTTATGCGGAACTCTTAGAACAGCTAAAATTTGCGATGAAAGATGAACAAGTCAGAAAGACAATAACAGGAACCTTAATGGCAGAGATTAAAAGCGCTGATTTAGTTGTTTTGGACGACTTAGGGGCCGAGTTAGGCGTTAAAGGGAATGACAGTACCAACTTTAATAATGACACCTTAAATCGCATTGTAGAAGCTCGGCAGAATAAAGCAACAGTATTTACAACGAACTTAACAGGTAAAGAAATGAGCCAAGCTTATGGGGAGAGAATCCTTTCTCGCATCATGAGTAATTCACAAGGTTTTGTGATGAAAATTGAGGGAACATCGGATAAGCGAGTATCAGGTATCTAAAATGTTATTTTTAGCGAATATATTCAGCGTAGGGAAGTTTTACAATCAAGCGAATATAAATAGATGTAAAGAAAGAAAAACGGCTTAAAACGCATTTTAAAGCCTTAAAAATAAATCGATAGAAAGGGGCTAAATAAGAATGAAGTGTGTTAGATGTCAAGATCAGCGTGTGATTTGGGGCAAAGACAGATTTAATTATGCAACACCTATTCCATGTCCAGGATGCAACAAAGATGGAAAAGCAGTTCGAGCGGAAACCGCAACCAAGGAAAGGGAGTTAAAACAATGCAATCACCAACAGCCCTGAATAAGCGAGGAAATAAAGTCACACTTGATGGATATATATTTGACTCGGAAAAAGAAGCAAAGTTTTATCAGCGATTTGTCAAAACGTGTGGTCTGCCTTTTGAAGTACACCCAAGATTTATAATGCACGAGAAGTGCGAAATACCAGGAGGGAACATTTCGAGCATTGCCTATTCACCAGATTTTATCATCAAGGATCACGATGGCAATTGGCTACATGTGATCGATATAAAAAATAGTTTTGGTGCCTATGGCATTGATCAATCAAATAAGCTTAGATTTAGACTGTTTGCCATGAAATATGGTCATCCAGTCGAGGCGGTTGTTATTAGGTCAAATGATTTTAAAGTCATTACACAAGGCGTAACTAAGCCGCTTAATGAGAAAAAACCATTCATCACAAATAATTTTAATTATCACTGGCGACAAGCCACAAACTACTAGGAGGTTTTACCATGACAAAACAAGTAAATTTCAGACCAGAAGTAAAGAAAGTGACATCTAAATCAAACGGAAATATCGAAGTGCTATTAGTGGTTAGCAACGCTTCATTAAAAGGGAAATATGAGAGTTTAAACGAATTTTTAGGCAAAACAGTATCAACAACCATCGAACCAGAAACAGTAGAATACAAGATACCAGTTAACAAACAGACCAATAAACCAAATGTCGAATACGTTGTAAATAACGACGGAACAGTTGAAGTTCTAAAAGAGGAACAAACTTCTTTAGAAATGGGCGATGATGTGCAAGAAGTCGAAGAAGTTGCTGTGCAAGTATCGAAAGAAACTATTGACGAATTCATCAAGAAGGCAACGACTATCGAATGGCCAGAATCAGTAACAATCAACGTTCGTGGCGTGTTGCATCGAATCGATGAAGGGGAAGCGCTAGAAGAAATTGCAGCTGATCATGATGTTTCAGTTGATAATCTAATCAATCAAGTAGAAATCGCACGCCAACATTTTGCACCGTTTGCAGATTCTTGGAGCAAAAACAAAGAGAACATCATTTTCCCTGAAAAGACAGTTGAAGATGATGAAGAAGAAATCGAAGAATAATCTCGTAGAAAGTGAGTGTTCATTTTGCTTGAGATTTATTATACGCCAACATCCGCAATAATTGCGGATGCATTGGCTAAAACATATGAGGTCGTTTCTTTAGACAAAGCTAGAAATATTGCCAAGAAATTTAAGGCTAGTTTAAAGCAGAAAACTGACCTTTATGTGATTGAGGGAATTTTGATTGATGCTGGTTATAAAAAAGAGCCAGTGAATTTGTGAGGAAGGAGTGGAGGTTTGGTCGACCACAAAGAATTCTTTACTCCTTTGAAATTATGATAGTATGGGCACTATTTGATAGTGGGAACGGGTGTTATAAACGTTCTGCACAAAAGTTTGAAGATATAGAAATATACAGCATAGGTTTGGATATTGAAAACAAGAATGACCATTTTATTCATCTGAATTTAGCGGACTATTCTTATATGTTTAATGATAATAAATTATTCAAAGTTTTAGACAAATTACCTAAGCCAGATTTAATCATTGCAAGCCCACCGTGCGAAAGCTGGTCAGTAGCTAGTGCAATGAAAAATGGTAATGCTTGTTGGAAAAGAGAAGATGTAACAGATAATTTATTTGCACCACAGATATTACCAAGCCCGTTTACTATAAGAACCACAAAAGATTACGAAGATACTAATTATGTTTATGAACGACAATTTTTAAAAAGAGTGAATGGTGAGTTAACGGTTTTTAATACTATAAAAATTATAAAAAAGTACCAACCCAGATATTTCATTATTGAGAACCCGGCTAATGGTAAAATTTGGGAATATATTGAAGATGTCTTGAATTTTAAACTACCATTTAAAAATTTAACCAGGTATAACAATTATGATTATCCATTACAGAAGCCCACGAAATTTGCCAGTAATATTCATTTGGGATTGAAAAATAAAGTTATTAAACAAGAAATTGCCTGGGGCAATTTTTCCAAAAGCTATAATGAACGATCAAATATTCCAGAAAAATTAGTCGATGACATATTTAAAAAAGTTTTAGAGAAAAATAAATAGAAAGGAGTGGGAGATTTGCGGCCGCATAAAAAGCTTTTTGCTCCTTTGGAATTATGAAATTAACAACAGAAAAAATAAATGAACTGCTAGGTGTTGATGATGCCTACAAAGCGCCAGAAGCGCTCATGAATATATTACTAAGTCGCGATAAACGAGAAATCGTGTTTAACAAATTTTTAGAAATAGAAAAAGATTTAACTTTCGATTGGTTTCACGAATATTTTCAAGACGAACATGCTGATCGGAAAGTTAAGAAGCAAGATTTTACGCCAAATTCAATTGGGGAAGTGATTGCAAAAATCGTAGGACCTGGAAGTGGATTGACACATGAAGTAGCTTCTGGGACAGGTGGAATGATCATACAAAAATGGCGAGCAGACAGACTATCTATTGGTTTTTTTGAATATAAACCATCAATGACTTTTTACGATTTAGAGGAGTTATCTGATAGAACCATTCCGTTCCTGCTGTTCAATCTTGCTATTCGTGGGATGAATGCCACCGTAGTCCACGGTGATTCGCTAGACAGAAAAATAAAACAGATTTACTTTTTACAAAATTCAAAAGATGATTCGTTGGCTTTTAGCGATGTAAATGTTATGCCGCACAGCGATGTGATTACAAGAGAGTTTCAAGTTAGAGAATGGCTGGAAGAAGCTATTGATCACATCGAAAGTCCCAGCGTGTTAGGAGGAGAAAACGAATGAGCAAACGTCCCAGACTTTTTACTGGCTATTTTTTAGAATGGATTGAAACTTACAAAGTCGGTGCAATTAGAGATATCTCAGTTAGTAAATATTATATAGCCCACAAACACCTTACTGAAATTTGCCCTGATTTAACGATAGATAAATTAGATAGAAAGGCTTATCAAAGCATTCTTAATGAATACGCTCTGACACATGAGCGGCAGACAACAATGGACTTCCATCACCAAATTGGCAGCTGTGTAAGAGATATGTATCACGAAGGACTAATTAAACGTGATCCAACCTACAAAGCGATTATCAAAGGAATACCGCCGAGACCAAAAAAGAAAAAATTCTTGCAAAAAGGCGAACTACAAAAGCTGTTGAAATCACTAGAACTTGGCGAAGGGATAAATATGGATTGGTTTATTTTACTGGTTGCAAAAACAGGAATGCGCTTTGCGGAAGCCATTGCGTTAACACCAGCTGATTTTGATTGGACCAGAAATACCGTCAGCATTAATAAAACATTGAACTACAAAAATTCTACAATGTTTTTTCAGGATACGAAAAACAAAAGTTCTGTTAGAACGATAAGCATTGATTGGCAAATAGTTGGTCAGTTTAAACCGCTCATTGAAAATTTACCTCAAGATGAATTGATTTTTGTAAATCGAGATGAAAAGACAGGCAAATATAAACGAATTTTCAATTCAACATACAATTCCCACCTGATCAGAAAATGCAAAGAATCAGGAATCACTGTCATCACAATGCACGGACTTAGACATACACATGCAAGTATTTTACTCGCTGACGGCGTGTCAACTCATAGCATAGCTAAACGTCTAGGTCATTCAAGCGTGACTACTACTCAAGAAACATACATGCATATCATTGATGAATTGCAGAGTAAAGATGATGAAAAGATTCTTGGTGCATTGATGCAACTTTCCTAGTGTGGTGATTTCATGTATAGAAAATGGACAGAAGACGAACTAGTGTATTTAGAATATTTTGTTTTTGAAAACGATACTCAGCTAATTGAAGCTTCTAAGTACTTGAATAGAAGCATCAATGCGATTAGAAAAAAATTGTGCAAAATGCGAAAAGAAGATGATTTTAGATGCTACATGCACCGTCTATGGTCTGAAAAAGAGGATGAGTTCTTAAAAAAGCACTATCTATCTATGAAAAATAAGTATATAGCTGATAGGTTAAATCGTACAGTTGGAGCTGTTGAGTTTAGGGCTAAAAAATTAGGGCTGACAAAGCACAAGAAGATTAAAGAGCTAGACACAGAAATCCGACGTTTGATTGATGAAGATTACTACCTTAGCCAAATATGCACAAAATTAAACATCAAGATGTCGTCTCTAATCGCACATTGCCAACGTGAAAAAATCCCTTATAAAAAAATGCCTAGAACTGAGTATAAAAACTATGGTAACCACGTTTGGAATGTGCAAGATAAAGTGAGATTCCAAGAATATTTAAGCAAACAAGAGTTGAAAGCGAGTGAAGAAGATGATTCCAAAGTTTAGAGCGTGGGATAAGAAATATAAAAAAATGATGAAAGTTAATCAAATTGACTTTGAGAAAAAAACAGTTTGGCTTGAGGCTGATAATGGAGATCATGAGAATAGGCATACGTTGACACGAGAATTTAAAGATGTGATCCTCATGCAATCAACAGGCTTGAAAGACAAGAACGGCGTTGAAATTTTTGAGGGAGATGTGGTCAACATTCATTGGTTTTATACGGATTATGATCCTGAAACTCTAGGAGCTATTGAAAACGAAGCGACAGCAGAAAAAGTAGTGATAACAAAAGAATTTGGAAATCTTGGATTCTGGTGGAATAGCGGTGATGATTGGGTTGATTTGGCAACGTTGGCACTCACTGTCCAATTGCACGAAGAATCATTCGAGCTTTTAGGCAATGTCCACGAGAATCCAGAATTATTGGAGGTCAAATAAATGAACAGGATATTTAGAGTTATAGGAAATAGCCGTTTTGATCATAATTTTGAAATTGGGCAACTAGTAGAATTGGTTCGGGTTTATCCTGACGGCGTTTTTGAAGTGAAAGGAAAGCTTTTGTTTTCGGAGATTAAGCAGGATATGCACCCTTGCGATTTAAAAGAGATTTTTTAAGGATCGGACGGAGTTTAAAAAATGAAAAAAACGGAGGGGTTACATGGAAGAAAATGGACTTAATGAACAACAGCAATTTTTACTAAAGTATTTGCAGAAAAAATGCGACACAAGGGAATTTATAACATATAGACCTTTTGAGGCGATTATGAATCTTGCGATTACAAATCCAAGCCCATACGAATTACAAATAATGAACACGGTTGATGAATTGAGCGATGAACAGCAAGCACAAGTCTTACAAGCGTTTAGTCAGTGGTCCTTGGAACAGGAGGAAGCGGAATGAAACAAAAAACTGAATTAACTATTCGAGAAAGACTTGGTTGCGGTGGTAAGTATGTATGTTGTGACAACCCAAATTGCCCGAACGCTTATCATTACATGAAAGAAGTCTCGTATAACGTTTTGCAACAAGATCGAGAAGATGGATTGATTATTGATCTAAGTTTTTGTTCTTTAAATTGTCTGTTGGAAGTCGATCCAATAAAGGAAAGTTTGGGAGTATCGGTTAACGAGGAACAGCATGAATAAACAGGAATGTCAAATATGTGACGGTAATTTTTATTTACAAGACGAATTAGGCGGGAAATGGACCATAGAAAATAAAGAACTGATAATCAAACAAAGGTTTCAAGGTTATGCAGGTAGCATGTGGGAAGAAGAGGCTAGATCACGGAAAATAAACTATTGTCCGATATGTGGACGAAGATTGAAAGGTGATGGTGGTGAATGAATACAAGTAATTATACAGGCGTCGCAGAGGACCTAATTCAAAGCTTTGGAAATTTAGCAGAATCTATCAGAAAAGGATTTGGAATTTTTGGTGAACAAGAGAACCGAAGAATTCACTATTTATGCAGTAGGGGTTTTTCTCTTGAAGATGCAAAGATTGTTACTAAATTGGAAAGCGGATATGCCGTTTCGTACAAAGAGTTAAAACGATTTGCGAAATTATTATAATTAGAAAAGAAATAAAAAAAGCCGGATTCCTCCGACCATTGGTAATATTCTCGACACGAATATTATACCATAAACGGGGGAATCAAAGGATGGTACTTTTTGACGTAAAGAAATATGAAACACCAGATGCAAAGGATGTAGACATGGAACAAACTAAACATAACGTCAGTGTGTTCCTGTCTGCGTACCTTGCTGCTAGATGTCGTGTTGGCCAGCCGAGGGAACCAAAAGTAACAGCTTCATTCTCTTTGGTTCCACCATCAACGGCCAATAACGTTTTCGAAGCCGAGCAAATGTTAATCCAGAAAGAAGAAGCTCAAGAAGAGTTTGATTATTTGCATAAGCTTTTCGTTAGAGGTTATTCTGCGATTCAGCATCCGCACAAACCAGATGTTACTGAGCGAAGAAAAAGAATTTTCTATGACCGTTATATCAACGGCAATCCAATCTATCTAGCAGCACAACGAAACTGTATCAGTGAAGAATCAGTGAAACAAGAATCTAATATGATCATTGTTCAATTTGCTTCAGCACTAGAACTGGTTGCTTTTAAGTAGCCATTTATTACACTTTTTATACCTCTTTTATACACTTTATCTACACTTCATATACCTTCTAAACGAGTTATTATGATAGTGTCAAAAAAATAAGAAATGCGACACACTTACACAAATACATTAACGGAACGATTGCCTACTTATTTTTTTGATTTGAGATTACAAGGAAGTAAAAAAAATCTACTTTCTTCGTTTAGTCACTTGTGATCTCATTTAGATTCTCTCGCAAACCACCAATTATAAAACTAAAGAAGTGAGGTGAATTTCCTCTCTCTTTTTTCTACAGGTTTGCGAGAGTTAATGGAGCATAGCTTAATCGGTAGAGCAGCGGTCTCCAAAACCGTTGGTATAGGTTCGAATCCTATTGTTCCAGTAAGTGGCATAAGCTGCTTAAATAAAATAGATCGTCAATAAATGTTCGGACAAACAAATTGGCGCTACTACCTTTCACGAGGGTTGCATTTATATGCAGTCCTTTTTGTATTAAGTGTAGTAGAGTTTTCATTTTGAAAGGGGATAAGTAAGACAATGCGTGTATTAATTAGAAGTTCAGCATCTGGTAAAGAGTACTGGGATACTGAAGAAAAAAGAAATGTGTTTGTACCTAAAGGTCAAGAAACTGATTTTGAAGTTACTGAAAATCCTGAATCAATGCTAAGTAAAGAAGCTGATTTACATGTTGGTGGATTACCAATTACTGTAGGGAATGTAACGGTTGATACTGATGGAATTAAGTATGAACAGTCAAATGACGAACCAATCGATAGCGATGGTCATACAGAAATGGATATGGCTGGTGATGCAGGTACTAATAATGATGAATTGTCTTTCGATAAGATGTCTGTAAAAGAATTACGTGAATATGCGAAACGAAATGATATTGAAATTCCAAGTGCTGTTCGTGTAAAAGCTGAGATTCTCAATATTATTAAAGAATCTGAATAATGCGCTATTGCCAGTTTGAAGGCTGTTCTAACACAACAGAAAGAGGTGCCTATTGTTCTGAACATGCTAGAAGTTCGAGAAAAAAGAAGAAGCAAGGCAATGTTTATCACCATAAGAACAAATCGTTTTATCGAACAAAAGCATGGCAAGATGTTGCTGATTTTGTTTATGAAAGAGAAGGCGGTTGCTGTCAAAGATGTGGCCGCTTTGTATTCGGAAGGCAAGCGCATCGGCATCATGTGATACCAATCAAGAAGAACGAAATGCTCAAGCTTGATCCAAACAATATTCGTTTGTTGTGTCCAAAATGCCATGTGATTGAAGAAAATGAATCAGATGAGAAAAAAGTTTTTCCGTCTTATTTTTAAATGAAGCCCCCCTATCAAATTGAATTCAAATT